TTTGCTTACAATTAATTTCATTTCTGAAAATGCAAAGTAACAACAAGTGTAGTGAAACCGGGTCAGTTCCACCTAGTCAGAGTGGGGATGGTGCTGCACCCAAGTCCAATAGTAACAAGGACTTAAAGTCTACACCGAGCGAAAGATCACGAAATTTTATCAATGCGAAGACCGGCTTTTGCCGAGAGCTTTGCAAGCGTGTACCTTCCACGGTTTCAGAACCTGTGTGTGAATCCATAAACGTAATATTAGAAATCTTATATATTCATGGGCTTCACAAGCCCTCCACACGGGACATACGCTACGAATCTCAGTTCCAAAAGAGCGTAGCGGGCACACTCAAGCGCCTCGTCGATTTTCATATTCTATACGGTCAACCCGACAGCTGGATTAAGTTCTGGAAATACAAACTTAATGCTTATTTCTATGCTGTCGAAGAAGCTGGCTCTCTTGCTAGAGCACCTATATGTCCTGAAGAGCTCAAAGATGACAACCCAATTTATTTGTTTGGTGGAATCATAGGTCAGTGGATGAAGTCTTATAATCATAAGAATTTAACATCAACAATGAACCTTACGATTCTCATGGCAAAAAAAGGTATGCCCAGAGCTTCAAAGGAGTTAATAAGTGCAGCAGAAGACAAGACCTTACAGGCCTTAACTTCCATAAGAGAACAGGCTAAGCCTCGTTGGGCGACTGTTTATGATAGTGATCCAAAACTGCAAGAAATTTATAAAAAGGTACAATTCTCACGCGGATTCCACCCCTCTCTTGTTGAGAGAATGAGTGGCTACATGATCCAACTAGGGTCCGTGGATGATGATTGGGGAATTGATACTTCTAATCTAAGAGCAGAGAGAGAGATAAAGGCAAAACATCACGAGTACAATGTAGATCGTCTCGACCTAGAGCGTGAGCTCCGAAGGACGGCAAGAGAAATATATGGGCTTAAAGCCTTTTCTATTGCAGATCTTAGTACCCCTGTTTTGGCCTCTACCTCCGCTAACCACTGTAATTCTAAAAGTAAAGGTGGTGCAGTAGGATATTTTAAGAAAAAGGATTCGACGGAGCGTTATGACGTAAGTAACTATGAACGTTTTATCTATGCAGAGATGGATTTGGGTAAGGAACAAACCGAATTATATGGGCCTCGAGGTTCTCGGGACCAATTAAACCTAGATTCAGATCTCTATGTGAAAAAATCGCAAGGATATATCTACAACTCTTCTTATATAACAATGGCGTATCGTCAGTGGTATTGGCTTAACTTCAAAAAGGCCCTCTTAGAGGTTCCTAAAGTGAAGCCAGTCGGCTTAGCCGAAGCACTGAAAATACGTGTTATATCAAAGGGGCCTCCACGCATATATCATGCGTTAAAGCCTTTGCAAATGTTCCTCTGGAAAGTTCTTAAAGACCTGAACACTTTTAAGTTAATCGGGAGACCGATACATGTTCAGGATATTGAGCGACTGGGGATACAAGAAGAGGACTGGATTAATTCAGGAGACTATCAATCAAGTACCGATAATTTTCACAGCTGGGTCTCTGAGACTCTGCTAGATGAGGTTTCAAAAGTCCTTAAACTTCCGGGCCAGGTTACAAACCTGGCTTTAAAAGCCTTGACTCGTCACATCTTTGAAGATCGTGACGGGAATTTGATTCCTCAAGCTAGGGGTCAGCTTATGGGTTCTATTATCAGTTTTCCTTTTCTCTGTATGGCGAATGCTGCAATATCGCGGTTCGCATTAGAATTATCTGAGGGAAAACGTTTGAGCCTGCGGGAGTGTAGAATGCTTATAAATGGCGATGATTCTCTGATTATTAGTAAGTCGGAGGAATTTCATGACATATGGC